GGTGGCATGTCCAACATGCAACCTGAGCAAGGGAGCAAGGCTACCAGAATCAATTTTCTGTGAGGAGATATTTAAGGAATGACATTGGATTGGTTACATAAGGTGTTAGCCACCCTGTTCCTGGTCGCAGGAGTGGCCTGGTGGATAGCTTGGACTGGTTGGGAGGATTGTTCTCACCAGAGGGAAATTGTGGTTTTACAGGTCAGGGAATGGCAGGTAGAGGAAGTGTGGAGTGACGAACTGAGCAATGAATGGGAGGAATTTGAATGACAAAGAAAAGCAATGGTTGGATAGAGAAGGATGGGAAGAAGGTCAGGAAGAGGAAGGCAGGCAAGAGGAGCATGCTGGAGAATGCTGACCTGAGATGGAAGGCCGGGAGGGAACCTAAGCTTGGCAAGGTTATCGGTAAGCCGATGAACCATACCCTGGTTGAAACGGATCTCGGTTTGGTATCGGTGAGGGACAGCAGCCTTTTTGGGATGGGTTTGGAGATACCTGTGAGGGTTGAGCAGGGCAGTGGTCGGTTGATTTGTTCAGGGACACCTCGGAGTCCTTATAGGTGGTGATATGAGTGAGCTGAGATGGACACCACACCCTGTTTTGTCAATCCCTACAAGGGAAGAGGCAGAGAAGATGGTTCAAGCTGGTGTGTTGGCAGATTATTATCAAAAGAGGGAGGAACTGATCCAGTTGGAGAAGTTGGACCCATACCAATATGGGTGTGACCATCACAACACTGAGAATATCCCTACCAAACCGCCATGGAACCCTAAAGGGGTGTTTGCTCACTGGAAAGAAGTGGACGAGGTGATTGATGACCCGGATGTGGACATTATCTACATCTTTGGTGGCAACAGGGGTGGCAAGAGTAGGTATGTAGCCTCGAGGGTGGTGAGAGCCATGGTGAACAAGCCTCAATACAAGGTTTGGTGTTGTCACAGCAGCAATGACTCTTCCATCCAGGTGCAGCAACCCTACATTTACGAGTATCTACCCAAGGCCTGGAAGGAGCAGAAAAGAAGTGTCCGATCTGTGGTTAATGTAGGTTTTACCCAGAAGAATGGTTTTTCCAACCGCACATTTGTTGGGATTAACCACTCCCAGTGCTGGTTCAAGAATTACACACAGGATCTTGGAACCCTGGAAGGAACGGAACTGGATTTGATCTGGATGGACGAGTTGGTGCCACTGGCTTGGATTCAGACATTGAAGTACAGGTTAGTGTCCAGGAAGGGAAAGATGATCATTACATTTACCCCGATTGATGGCTACACCCCGACTGTGAAGGATGCCATGGAGGGGGCTATTATTGAGGAGACTAAGCCAGCGGCATTAATCCCACAGGACAGCCCTGGCAAGATAGCAGGGGTTCCGAAGGGGCATATGCCAACAAGGGCAAGGACAAGGGCCGGGAGTGGGAAGATATTCTGGTTTTTCAGTGAGTGGAATCCGTTTTCACCGTTTGACCGGATGGAGAAAACCTTGCGTGGCAGGACAAGGGAAGAGGTTGAGATCCGGGCATACGGGTATGTTTCCAATCCTGTGGTGGGCAAGTTTCCGAGGTTCACGGAGGAGAATATCATCAAGGCAGACCAGGTCCCGAAGGAAGGGACCAACTACATGGTGGTGGACCCGACACCTGGGGACAGGAACTGGTTTATGATCTGGGCAAGGGTAGACGATCTGGGGAGGATCTTCATTTACAGGGAATGGCCTGATCTGAAGAACTACGGTGAATGGGCAGTGCCGAGTAACAAACTGGACGGGAAGAAAGGCCCAGCCCAGACGGCGGACTGTGGTAGGAACATAACTGAATACAAGAAACTGATCAGGGAGCTTGAGAAGCATGACGGTGGCATTCAGGAGAGATACATTGACCCAAGAGCAGGCAGGACAGCCATGATCAGTCAAAGGGAACACAACCAAAGCCTGATTGACTTGCTGGCAGCACCAGACAGGGGGGCTGGCGGGGAAGTGATCAGGGATGGGCTTGTGTTTGTCCCTGCGGCGATGACTCACATTGATGAGAGTTGTGCGCTTGTCAATAACTTGTTTTCCTATAACATGGGTGAAGAGGTCTCGGTCTTAAATGAACCCAGGCTTTACGTGTCAGAGGAGTGCGGGAACTTGATTTACAGCTTGAGAACATGGACAAATGCGGATGGTGACAAGGGGGCAAGCAAAGACCCAGTGGACACAATCCGCTACCTGATCACCATGGACCTCATGCATGTTCCACGGCAACAGGAATACTCATCCGAACCTGGCTCATACTAGGTGACTAACACCCAACATGGACAATATAGACGAACTACAGCAGAGCACACTCCCCAACGTGGAAGAGTTGCACAAAGACTTTCGCCGGGCAGCGGCAGACGACCGCATTACTCACCGGGTCAGGGAAGCGGACGAGACACGGTTTGCCACATGGGCTGGGCAAAGTCGGGACGGGAAGAAGCATGCCAAGGACCTTGGCAGACAAGCCTTCCCTTGGGAGAATGCTTCTGATACTCGCATACGCCTTGCAGACGAAGTCTGTGGCTTTCTGGTGAACCTGTCCACATCGGCTATATCAAGGGCAGCTCTGAACGTGACAGGCACCGAAACCAAGGACCATGAGAATGCCAGCATGATCGGACTATATCTCCGCTGGATGCTTGGAACACTTTTGCAACCCGACTGGGAAGAGGAGTTGGAGTTGCACTCAGAGTATGTAGCGCAGTATGGTTGGAGCGTCCTTCATGTCTCCTGGGAGAGAAGTTATGCCCAGGTCCCACGCGAAATAAACCTCACAACCCTCTCCGGGTTCCTCGGAGTAAATGCCCCACAGCAGTTAGAGTCTCTGACCGCTGCGCTGCAATCTGAGCAGGAATACCTGGCAGACATGTTGGTAGCCACCAACGAAGGTTTGACACGGAGAAAAGCGCTCAAACACATCAAGGAACTTGCAGAAACCGGCAAGACAGTGTTTGAAGCACCAGAGATGGTGGTGAACAAACCCTGCATTGTGGCACTGCGCCCCTACTTTGAGATCCTGTTTCCACCAGAAACAACGGATTGGCATCGGGCAAGGTGCATCTTTCGGCGGGATTACTACACGGTGGCAGAACTGGAACAGAAAGCCGCATCAGGTGAGTGGGACCAACACTTCGTTGACGAGATTAAGACCACAGCAGGCCAGAACAGTCAGGTCTGGGATTACGGTTTATCACCGATCACTGGGGACACAGAGCGGATTGAGGAGAAGACGAACCTGGTTGAAGTGATCCACGCTTATTCAAGGCGCACCACTGACAACGGCAACCCAGGTATATACCTGACCGTGTTCAGCCCTTATATGAAGGTGGACAGTCAGGGGAACGAGCTTTACGGCAAACATGAACTGGTGACAGAAGCTGGGGACACCTACCCATTTGAAGTCTTCACCAGGGAAAAGACCCGGCGAAGCCCAATTGAATCGCGGGGTGTGTCCGAGATCACCAGGACATGGCAGAACGAGTATAAGGCACAAGCAGACATGGTCTTTGACAGGTCCAGCTTTGACACACTGCCACCGCTGAAAGTTCCGCTACGCTACGGTCAGCGCATCAAGATTGGCCCAGGTGTTCAAGTCTCAGAGCAGAGACCAGGCGACATTGGCTGGATGGAACCGCCAAGGCGTGGTGCAGAGTTAGCCTTTGAGTTGATGAACCACATCACTGACAGGACTGACCGTTACTTCGGAAGGCCCAACGCAAACATCCCACCTGTGGAAACTCAGTTGAGGCAACAAGCATTTGTCCACCGATGGTTGCGCCATATGTCCACGGTGATGCAGCGCATCTGGGGCTTAGTTCAAAGGTTTGACAGTGATGAAAGGTTTGCCATTGTCACTGGAACCGGCAAGCCAATACCTAGGGACCCTAACAAATTTAACTTCTCACTTCACTTTGATGTCAGGGAATTGGACAATGAATTCGTCCAGAAGAAGCTTCAAGCCATTTCCCAGTTCGTTTTACCGGAAGACACGCTGGGCATCGTGGACCGCACCAAGCTGATCCGCAAGAAATTGCAGGTCATTGACCCAACCTTGGCCGATGAGTTGGTCACAGAGAATGCCGAAGCCAGCCAGAAGATGTTTGACGAGGTGAATGCACAGGTGGCTTACATGGCTTTGGGCAACCAGCCCAAGTATGTGGAGAATGACCCAAGTGCAGGTATCAAGATGCAGTTCCTGCAACAGATCGTGCAGAACAACCCAAAATACCAGCAACTACTGGAACAGGACGAACAGTTCCAGCAACTGCTTCAAAGCTACTCACAGAACCTAAACATGTCTGTCATGCAACAGCAGAACAAACAGGTTGGCCGACTAGGAGTGAACCCTAATGCATAACGAAACAGGATACCCGGACTGGTTATTGCAGGCATGCCAATGCTCTGATGATCACCCGCTCAAGAAGTCCATCTTCTGGATACTGGATCAAGCAGCCCAGTCTGACCTGGCCGGGATAACCAACATCCAGGCCAGTGACTCTGAGAGGCACTTCATGGCTGGCAGAATGTCTGCCATACAAGACCTGCACGAAGAGTGGAAGACCATCTTTGCAGAGGCCAACAAGCCAGGTGACTAAAAAAACAGGGTTGACACCCATTTCCCACATTGAAAGCCTATAAGTGTGATGAGGGTCACATAGGCTTCTTTGGTGCCTTTGAAACCATTGGACCCAACGGTATCTTGCGACCGTCAACAGCATGGATAATCCCGAAGTCAAGTCCACTGACAACCAACCAGTGGAGGCAGAATCTCAAGTTGGTGGAATGGATGCAATCCGTGAAGCAATCAAGGCTAATCTTGAACCACAACCGGAACCCGCACCCGAAACACAGGAACCGGAACCCACCAATCCCATCCCGGAAGAACCGCAGCAGACCGAGGAACAGGGAGAGGAGGACGACCACGGAACCGAAGACATTGGCTTCCGAAAGCGCATTGACAAGCTGACTTGGCAAAAGAAAGAACTCCAGGAGGAACTGGAAGAAACCAGACGCAAGCTTTACGAGACGCAGCAGGCCAAGCCCAAGTCTTCAGAGGAAGAGCCAAATGGCATTTCCGACCTTATCAACCAGGCAGACTCTGTTGAAAGACTAGAAGAGCTGGAAGACGAGGCATTGCAGGCTGAACGATGGGCCAAGCGCACCCTGGCGAGATACAGACGAGATCCAGACTCAGTTGAAAAAGAGATTGAGAAACGGATCGGATCGGTGCCAGACGATGTGGAGGAATGGTTGGAAGACCTTAGTTTGAACGCAGAGTTCAGCCGGGAATCCGACATCCCAAAACGGCGCAAGGCACTCCAGGAACAGCACCGCTCTTTTGAATTTGCAGCAACCAAATACCCTTGGTTGAAGGACCCTAAAAACCCCGCAAGGGCATGGGTGGATCAGGTGAAACAGGCCAATCCAGGCATTAAGAGCCTACCAGATGTGGACCTGTATTTAGCGAGAGCCTTGGTTGGTTACTACATTGAGCAGGAACAACAGGCTAAACCACGAACAGTCAAAACACCTGACCCGACTTCTCAGCCAAGACGACCGGCAGCATCTGCTGACGGGGTGTCTGCCAGCTTGCAAAAAGTGAAAGAGGCTAAGGCCAATGCAATGAAAACAGGTTCCATGGACGGTTTGAAAAATTGGATCAAAGCTGCTGCCAACACTAAATAGAACAACACCTGAAAGGATTATACCATGGCAGGATTATTTGAAGTAAACCAGGTAGCAAAGCGCGAAGACTTGCTTGACCTGTTGACTCGCGTGGATGAGAAGGCAACGCCTTTGATGTCCATGATCAAGAAGGGGTCTACCCCTAGAAACACTTTGCTGGAATGGCCAGTTGACACCTATGCAGACCCATCCTTGGGCGGCGTGGTTGACGGCACGGACGTTTCCATATACGAGAATCACGCAGTTGACCGAGCCTTGCTCCGGTCCCACCTGCAAACCTTCCGCAGAACTGCCAAGGTTTCCCGGCTCGCCCAGGAAGTCAGTGATGTGGCAGGTGTCACCGACGAGATCGCCGAGGCTATCTCCAAGAAAGGCGTGGAGCTGGTCCGAGACATGGAATCAACACTCCTATCCGACCAAGAACACCAGGCCGATGACGGTGCAGTTCCTTACTTGCTCCGTGGCTTGGGAGTCTGGTTGCGAGACACCGCAAACATTGGCGTACAAACCACCTTTCAGGTTCCAGTTGCTTATCGCGCCACTGTGGAAGGAACGGCTACCGCATCCTTGACTGAGACCAGCATTCAGACCTTGCTCCAGACCCTCTGGACCAACACTGGCATGCGGGGTGACTACAAGCTGTTTGCTGATGCCACGCTTCGTCGCCGATTCACGGACTTCACCCGAACGATTGCCACTGCTGGTTATTCCAGCCGTGACTTCAACTTTGACGGGGCTTCCAAGAAGGTGACTAACACCACCACCATCTTTGAAGGTGACTTCGGTGTGATTGAAATCCTGGCCGACAACTTCATCGGTTATAGCGCAGATGGCACAACCCAGGAAGCAGGCCGAGGTTACCTGTTGGACATGGACAAGCTGCACCTGCGATTGCACAAAAACCCAACAGTGGAGCGGTTTGAAGATCAAGGCGGTGGCGAGCGGTTCATGATTGAATCCCGTGCTTCCCTGTGTGTCTTGAACCCACTTGGAATGGCTCAGTTCTCACCAGCCCTCTAATCAAAGAAAGGAATTCTGACTATGGAAATTAATAAACTTCCAATTGAAGCCGCTGCAATCCTGGGGTCAACCCATGAAGTGGTCATTGACTACACTGACCTTAGTGGAACGGCAGGTACAACCCAGACACTCACCGTCACCATCCCTGCTGGTAGCTGGGTGCGTGGCGGAGCGCATGTCCTGGAAACCGACTTCACAGACGGTGCCGCAACTATGTCCAGCCTGGTCTACACGGTTGGTGATGGTGCTGACGCAGATCTCTACATGACCTCAACCGAGGTAGAGACCACTGGCACCGAGATTGACTACAAGGCACCCACACCAGGGTCTGGAGCAGTCGCCAGGGAAACCGGAAAGGTCTACGCAAGCGCAGACACTTTGGACATTGCTTTCACGGCAACTGGAGCCAACTTGTCCACGCTCACAGGCGGGAAGCTTCGCTACTACTTTGCCATGGTTGACATGGACAGCCTCAAGAAGGGCTAAACACTCTATGGGGTAAAACCCATGGTCACGTAACACACCCTCAGCACATGGGACCCTGCCCGAAGCAGGGTCCCTAACTGAGGTGACTAACACTTAAAATGAGCTACGAGGAACAGTTACGAGAACACTTGGCCAGGCAACATGCTGACTCCTATGACAAACGTCACAGGGAGGCCTTACAGGCACAGCAGGAGATCGCCAGGCAGAACCAACACAGGCGATCCATGGAAGGCCTTGGAAGGCCTGTTATGGAAGTGGATCAGCGAGTCTACAACGAGTGGACCCGCAAAGAGGGCAAGGAAATTTGGAAGGACAAATCCTTCCGGGAATACATTGCCAAAGAGAACCCAGAACTGAAGGTCAAATCAAAAGGGACCGGTAAGGTCCAAGTAGGATATGGCTCTTAGCCCACTTAACTATGGATCAATCTTAAACCAGGTATGCAACCTGGCAGGTATTGACTATAGCACCTTGGCTACCATTGAGTGGCGACTGTTCAGGGACTTGGCATCACGCCGAATCAAATTGGGCTGGCAGGCGGCCAAATGGCCCGAGGTGTGCGTAACAGAGCAACGAACCGTAACACAGTCCGGTGGCGATGAAGGAAACTACATAGCACTGAACCAGGCAGGTGAAACCGAAATCGGGGAAGTCTTTGCGGTATGGAATAAGTCACCAAAGTCAAACCAGGATAATGTAGACCTGACCTGGTATTTGTCTGAGAACGGAATCCAGATTGCAGAGTCAAATACGACAGCTTATGTCTGGTTCCGCAAGACTGCACCAGAGATTAACGGCAACCAGTATTCTCAATCCATCACCTACACAAGCGGTCAGCAGTGTTACGACACTGTCGCCAATAACTTTTATACAGCCAACACAACCGTGGCAAGCGGGTCAGATAACAGCCCGGTGGCACTGCCGGCAAGCTGGGACCTCGTCAGTATACCTTACATCTTTGCTGACTACCTGATCCGAGGAACCTATGCAGACTACCTCCGACACAACGGAGAGATGGACAGAGCACGGGTTGCCGAAGCCGATGCCAGGGATGTCCTGGATCATGAACTTTTGAAACTGCACACACAGCAGGGTCAAACAACACAAATTGATGTCGCCTCATACTAGGTGACTAACACCAGAAAAACAGAATGTCACGCGCAACATTAATGAGCGGCAAAGACGCTGATGGGAACTACCGGACAGCCCGAGTCGGGTCAGACGGCGGTTTAGGATCTGCCAGTGGAACCTATCAGAGCGGAGCGGGGACAGTGAGTGGGGGAACCTACTCTTGGGTTTATGCCCATGCAGACACAACCCTGTCCAGCGTCACCAGCACAGACATCAGCGGCAGCCTGACAGGGGTCACCATTGTTGGTGGTTCCTGGTGGAGATGTGGCAACGCAACATCCATCACCGTCGCAAGCGGTGAGGTGACTGTTTACGACGCATGATAGTTGGGCTTGGTACAGCAATTACCTCCATCAACATCCTCACCAGTGCTGCTGGCGCAGGGGTAGCTGATGCAGAGGGAGAATTCCTGGCAACCGATGGTGGAGTCTTCTTCGCCACCAGTGACGGAGAATTCCTGCTGACCAATGTTGAGCTGAAGAAAATACAAACCGGAACGTCACTTGACTTCTTAACAAGCCAGGGTGACACCATCAATGAATACATAGCAGACGGGAACACCACATCTGCACCTGACCCAGAATAACGACCATGGCAACGACACGCATTAAAGACATTTCCTCAACTGTTACATCACTTGCGAGTGATGATTATATCGCAGTTGATGGCGCAACAAACGGGACCCGCAAAATGGTCCGCGGTAGCATCTATACCGATGTGGCAGCGGCATTCACTGGAGCACCCACCACCTACGACATATGTCCCCTGAACAGTGGCACCAACAAGATTGACGCCACCTACCTGCCCACCTCTGGCGACACACCGAAAGGGGAGTGGAATGCAAACACGAACTCGCCAGCCTTGGCAGATGGGGCAGGAACTGCAGGGGATTACTACGATGTAACCACTGGTGGCACTCAAAACCTCGGGTCTGGTAGCATTGCATATACGGTTGGAGATGTGGTGAAATACAACGGATCAACTTGGTTCAAGATTGATTCTGTCGCCAACATTCTCGACGGATCAGCAACAGCAGCCGATGGCCGATCCGCTCTCTCAGTCAACTCCATTGACGAGGACGCACAAGCCTATGCTCTGAAGACCACGGCACCTGCTTTGTATTTCAATGGTACGTCTTCAGTGGTAACGGTGGCAGACGATGATAAGCTGACATTTTCTGCCCTGACAGAGTTCGGAACAACTACAGCAGGAAAATGGTCGCCAGAGGACAACACTCCAGCACTCACCGATGGGACTGGAACGCTGAACGACCATTACAAAATTGATGCTGACGGAACCGTGGCTCAAGGCGGTTCCACTCTGAGCATAATTGACGGGGCATCTGTGACTGCTGGTCAGGTTGTTTACTATGACGGTTCTGTTTGGCGGGTTAAGGACTGTGATGATTTGCCATTCGCTATTTCTGCATTTGTGAAAATGGAGGACTATAGTAACTTCGTTATTGCCTCAAAGTATCAAACTCCAAAAGAGTGGTTGTTTGACACGGATTCAACAGGTGACTTGCGGTTGTTCCTTCTGACGGATGCAACCAACTCAATGCGGCGTGCAAGCTCGGTCAACTTGTCATCGTATGCTGAACAATGGGTGCATCTCGCTGCGACATATGCTGGCACAAGTGGGAGTGTCTTTTCGTCAGCAGGAGATGGTATCACACTATATGTTAATGGTGTCGCCGTTGCGATGGATGCCGCCATTGAAACTGGCACGTATGCAGGGATGACCAACACATCGGCTGCGGTCACAATAGGTTCACGTTCTGGTGCAGACGCCAAAGGCTCCATCCGCGATGTCAAAATCTTCAATCGCGAACTCACCTCCACCGAAGTTGCCGAACTCGCCCGTGGCAATGATTTGGGATTTGCTGATGAGTGGGGTGGGGCATTGGGAGGCGAATACACCTCTGATTTTACCGGTGATTCCACTGATAGTTGGTCGGTAGTGAACACAACGTTTGACGCAGCTTCAACGGTTGGCGGGGACTCGGACAATTTAAAAATAGTTGCCACTTCCGCAACTGCGACACACTCCGCATATCGTTCTACTGGCATGGTTGTCGGTAAAAGATACCGATTGTCATTAGACTACTACCTACCATCAGGTCAGTCAAATGTTGACGGACTTCAAGCTCGGGCTGGTAGTGGCGGACAGGTTACCGTGATCAATCTGCCAGCCGCCACCCAAGACGCATGGACAAGGGTTTCTGGCGAGTTCTTGAACACAGCTACCACCAACCCGCAGCTATTGTATATGTACATAACTGATGCCGGAAATCCATCTTTCACGGATGCTGGTGCAGATGATTATGTAGCTATACGCAACGTAACTATCACAGAGATAGGGACTTTGGCCGACTTACGAGCAGAGGATTACAACGAATCGGCTGCTAAGCTGGTGGACCGAAGCTCAAACAATTTCGTCGGCGTTGGAACATCAGTTACGCTCACCGGAAATCAGAGGCACATCTCAGCCGACACCATCGACCTGAAAAACCTCCCAACATCATCCGCTGGGTTGAGTGCTGGAGAGGTGTGGAGTAATAGCGGTGTTTTGACCGTGGTTTAACAGATAATTTAAAACAATACTATGGACCCAAAAATCAATTACCTAAGAAGCCAAATCGCTGGCATTGAAGCACAGCTTGCAGCCGACAACGGCAAAAGCACCATCATTCAACTGATCGGTAAAGCTAAGTCTCTGCTGTCTGCTCGGGAGGCATTGAGCGAACCAGTTAACCGTGCCAACACTGAAGCACTGCTCACGCAGGTGGTTGCCGCAGTTGCTGCATACAACGCTGCCAACCAAATCAGCATGGATTCGGTGGATGACATTATGGCAGGATTTGACGCTGCTGTTGCACCTGATCCTGAGGCCTAAAAGCAATGGACAGGCTTTATCATGACATCATTGATGCCTCAAAAGTCTGGGCAGCAGCAACGCTTGGTTGGGTGGCGACAATTGGGAACATTGACGTAGTGCTCCGGCTCCTGATTGCCATTGCAACACTGGTGTATATGGCGGGC